TATAAAACCAAAAGCTCCGATTTGCTGTCGGAGCTTTTTTGTGTTAAAATATTTTGACAACTAAAAAACGGCTCTCCACAATAGCGGAAAGCCGTTTTTACATATTGGTCGGAGTGACCGGATTTGAACCGACGACCTCTACCACCCCAAGGTAGCACGCTACCAATCTGCGCCACACCCCGACAACGTATATATTATACCCGATTTGGATACAATAGTCAAGAGTTTTCAATCAAAATAAAAAAATTGCAAAAAAGGTATTGACATTCACATTCATTTGTGATATAATAAATAAGCACTCAAGAGAGAGCAAAAAAAATATCGCGGGATGGAGCAGTTCGGTAGCTCGTCGGGCTCATAACCCGAAGGTCGTTGGTTCAAATCCAGCTCCCGCAACCAATAGTTCCCACGACCGAAGTTAATGTACTTTGTATGTTAATTTCGGTCGTGTTTTTTATATCTATACGAGAAATGAGCAGGCGTATAGCTTTATCATCTGGGCTGTCATGCAAAGCCTTGAGCCAAAGAGAAATCTGATCCGTAGTGTAGTCCTTTGGCATTTCCGTCTTCTTCAATGCCTCTATCTCAGAACGGAGCTGGTTCATCTTCGCACCGATATCCTCGATAACATCAGCTGGAAGGACACCACTTGACATGTTGGTCATCAAGGTGTCATACTGCTTCTGCTTCTCTGATATCTTAGATGCAACTATCTTTTTGAAATCAGCGGCTCTCTCAGGCTCTCCGCACTTGTACTTTCGCATAGCATTAGCAATAGCCTTTTGATTTTCTTCACTGAGTAGGGTGCGAAGATATGTCTTAGCGGCGTCATCAACGATATCCATAGATATCATAGGTGCACCGCACTTCTTTGAACAACGATAGTAGTGATATACGTGTCCTTTCTTCGTTGATATGTGTGCGTGCATTTTCGCACCGCATGAGCAGTAGACTAACCCACTGCATAGATATGATGTCTTTGGTCCACTCTGTTTTCTGCTATCCATAATCTTCTGCACCTCGTCAAATGTTGCCTTGTCGATTATCATCGGCAAGGCATTTTCTATTCTTATAGCATTAGGTTTAGACCTGCGCTTAGATCTATCCTTTTCCTCGTCAACGCAGTATATATATGTTCCTGTGTATTTCTCGTTTCGTAGTATCTCATATACTGCAGAATACGTCAAGGGCTTTCCACGCTTGCCCACAATGCCCACTGCCGCCATTTCTGCGATAATGTCCTTAGTTCCCTCGCGATTTTTCACCGCCGCAAAGATCTTGCGGACATATTCCGCCTCATAGGGGTTTATGACGTACTTCTGATCTACGATATCATATCCGAACGGCGGATAGCCACCATTGTGAAGACCTTTCAGGGCTATTTCACGTTCTCCCTTTTTCGTTTCATTTGCAAGGTTATCTATATAGTATTCTGACATTGACCACATCAGCGCACGCATTATCTTGCTCTCCGGGCCGAAGCCGAAGTCCTGACCAACAGCTATCAGTGTAATGCCCATTTTCTGCAGGCGAGCGTCAAGATTAACGTGTTCACCCAGTGATCTAGCCACACGATCGTATTTGTGAATAAGAATAGTATCGAAAGTACCCTTATTGCAATCTCTCAACATTCTTTGATACTGCGCACGGCTTGCTGTCATTGACCCCTTACCACTGATAGCCTCATCTGCATATACGGCTACGATATTATATCCCCTAGTGGCGGCGTACTGTCTGCACGCCCTGAGCTGGGCTTCAATACTTTCTTCGGATTGCTTATCCGAAGAGTATCTAGCATATATAACTGCATTGCTCATAGTGTTCTCCTTAAGACTTCAATAACTCTTTTTTCTTAATATCGTATTCTTCCTGCGTTATAGCTCCGCAATCGAGCAGGCTTTTGTATTCCTTTATCTGCTCAGGGATAGATATAACTTTTTCATCAGCAGGATTTGCATTCTGCTGTTTATTATACTGTTCAATTTCGCCCAGCATGGCCATGACCTGCTGGGCGTTTTTATATGCGGCACGATACGCCGCCGTATCCTTGGCAAGCCCCTTCACGTCGAAATGCACATATCTTACCTGAGTGTCAGGATCTATAACCACTTTAATTTTCAGCATATTTGCAAGCTGCTTAGAGCTGTTCTTAGCAGTGCTTGCGCCAACTATAGCACCCGCAGTTCCCGCAAGTATACCGCCGACAACCGCACGCTTGATACCGTTTCCACCCGTTGTTACAGTTTCATCGTCTTCAAGAAGCTCATAGCTCACAAGCTGGTTATACTTATAATCAGCACCACTGCCAAAAGAAAACCGGTGTGCTACCTTATTTATTCTAAAATACTTATCAAGCACATTATCCTTGTCTTTATGTGAAGAAGCTTTCGGCACAGCTTTTTTGTGTGGCTCTGGAAGGTCTCCATAAAGAGCGTTACGCACGTCCTTTATGGTTATTTCTATCTTAGGCTTGCTAATGCCAGATCGTTTCAAGCAATCATCACATATATAACCATCTCTGATTCGCTTGTTTTTTGAAAATAAACCAAGATTGCAATGACAGATATTACATTTATTCATATATATCCACTCCTTGCACCTCAAGAAAAAAGTTGGGCTATTCTTTTTCAAAAAATTATATGGTATGTCATATATATAGGAGGTGCATTCTATATATATGAATACTAAAAATTATAAAATCGAATTAAAAAAGATAATGCACGAGAAGCACATTAATGGGAAACAGCTTGCAGAGCTTGCCGAGATAAGCGAAGGAGAGATAAGTAAGATATTGACCGGCAAAGCCAACCCCACAATTGAAGTTATTGCACGCTTGGTTATTGTGCTCAAATGTGAACTATCTGATTTGGTAAAAATCCTGAAATAAATTTCTTTTAGGAAATTTTACTGCATTTTTTGGCGAAATATGCTATAACCACAATAAGGGGATTTAAACATATTTTTTCAAAAAATGAAAAAGAAAGGGGTGAGCAGCATGACCGACGCTGAGCGTAAGGAGCTGCAGGACAAGTTGGCAGAGATGATTTATTCTCTGCTTTTTGAAAGCAACAAGTCCGACGAATAGGGTACTGCCTACATACAGGCAGGCGAATAAGCACTTCACGTTTTGTGGAGTGCTTATTTTTTTACTTTGGCTTTTTACTGCCGTTTTCCCTTTTCCATGCTAAGAAACTAACGTAGTCATAAAGATCTAAGAGTTCATCATCGGATAGTGTATTAAGAACACTTTGTATATTTTCCAAAACTCTTATCTTATTAGAAGAAAAAGCTTTAGTGCTTTGAGAAACGGCTTTCAACGTTTGCTCTGGTTTATAACCGAAAAGATAATTCGCATCACATTGAAGCGCCTTTGTTAAGATCATTATGGTCTCGTCATTCGGCTTGCTTTTATTGGTTTCAAAATTGCTTATCATTCTATTTCCGATACCAGTCAATTTTTCGAGATCGCCCTGAGTAAGCCCCAGTTCCTCACGGCGTTCTTTTATTCTATCGCCTATCACATTAGCACCTCCTTTGTTTGAAAACACGTCCGACGAATAGGGTACCTGCCTACATACGGCAGGCGAATAAGCACTTCACGTTTTGTGGAGTGCTTATTTTTTTATTTTTCTTTCCTTTTGGAAGTTTTCCATTTTAAAAACTCCAAATAATCATAAAGATTAGTTAAGTCTTCATCGGAAAGATCGTCAAGAAAAAGGCGAATGTTTTCGATTATTTCGTCTTTTTTCTTTGAGTTCTCGGTAACATTTACCGAGTCCTGATAGAGGTAGTTTGGATCAACTGATAGGACTTTAAAAATATTTAACAGAACATCTTCTTTAGGGCTTGACGTTCCATTCTCATAATTGCATATTGCCGATTTTGTAACGCCAAGCTTGTCAGCTAATTGCTTTTGTGTCATTCCAAGTTGTTCTCGTTTTTCCTTTATTCGTGACCCTAGACTCATATGTTTCCCTCCCTTCTATACTTATATTCTACCACAATAATACAAGTATGTCAAGATAAAAGTACAAGAAATTTGATATTAATATCAAGAATTGTGTACAAATTTTAATGCGAATATTTGTACACTTTTGTACAAGAAACTTGTACAAAACATCTTGACAGTTCAAGAAACTTGTGCTAGAATATATGTAAAGTACAAGAAACTTTAACTAATCCATGAAAGGAGATGTCCATTATGACAAATAAGGCTAAGAAATCAATCGTAGCAGAACAGCTTAAGAAGATCATTGATGACAGAGGTCTTAAGCAGAAGAAAGTTGCCGAAATCCTCGGCTACGACTACAGAACATTCAACAATATGCTGAATGGCTATAAGATGATAACAACTGATGATGTGATTATCATTGCTACGAAGCTTGGTGTTGAGCCTAATCAGCTTTATGGCTGGTCAGCATAATAGCGTTTTGTTGACTTCAACAAAACAATAAAAAAAGGAGGTGATACCAATGTCAAAATCAACAGACCATGAGTTCAATGAGATAGTATACGACAGTGTTCTTCCTGAGATTGCAAGAGCTTTCTGCTCTTTAAAAAAAGAAGTCTCAGGAAATAAACTCGTGAATGAGCTATCTCCTGAGGAAAATGAGATTATAAAAATCAAAAGCAAAATGTTGAACAAAGTCATAACAGACTTTATTCAGAAACAGCTATGATCAAGGCTTGAACTGATCCACAACATATATTTCAGCAAGTTTCTTGACCAATTCAAAAGTCATTGCTTTGGCTTTTGTCTTAACAGTGTTCCACAGCTTAGAATCTCGAATGCTGTCGAGATACTGATGACCCTCATATGTGATACAGCTGTAGACAATAGTTATAATCTTGCTGTCAGCCCCTATGGGTTTTGCCTCAATATACTTGGCTTCCAAGAGCTTAGTTGAAGAATAAACAATATCGGCTCGTGAGAAGTCTGGCATTTTCTCACAGACCTGCTTAAGGGTTAAGCTTGGAAATGACAAGCTATCGTCCATGACTAGGTTTTCTTCAAGAGTTAGCAAAAGTTCACGAACACAATCATAGTTTAGTTTCATAGTTATCCCCCCTTTTCTGATATATTTCAAATTTATTATATCATACAAGGTGGGAGCATTCAAGATAAATAAGGAGAATAAAAGTGACAAACCATAAGATAAAAGACTATCATAAGAACCGCCTTGCATTTGAGGTCATAGTCAAGAACTATGAAATGCTTTGTTCCCTGCTGATAGTGCTGAATAAGAAGTATCCTAAGACGTTCTATCCCAAGAAATGTCGCCAATGGATAGATGATTTTGCAGCCAACTGCAAAATTGCCAACGAGTGGGACAAGGACGGTGTATATGCCTATAAAATGCAGCAGGCGTGCGAGAATAGCGGCATAGATCTGAACATGGTAGTAACGTTCGTTGAACGGAATTGCAAAGAGTTCAATCTCCAGAACAGGGCTATTCTGGCGGACAACATCAAGCTGGCACTTGTGCAAACCGCAACAGAGTATGGCGTGGGCGGCAAGCGTATGAAAGCCATTCAGAACGCCATGTTGGAAACGTTCATTGACAATCCAAGGGAGCAGGTCAAGGCTCTGGGTATAGATGATTACATCGAAGAATGCACAGTGGGTCAGGTCGATATCCGCAAATTCAGAGTCAAAGACAAGGTCAGGACTACCCTGCAGGAGCAGAAAGAAACTTCAGCAGGCTTGGAAGCGTTCCGGCGCTGGTCAGCTGAGAATGTAAAAGAGGGGCAGTAAAGTGAAAGAAACGATTGATATTCCCGTAAGCGTTACATATCGCATAGAGGACGGCAAGATCATAGAAACCCGCCGCAAGGTCAAGAAGATACCGGCTGACGTTATCGCAAGCATTCTATACCGCCATTTCAAACAGAAAGAGAGGGATAAGAAGTGCTGCACATTATGAAGATAGACGCCATTATCGGCGAAAGAACAAACGCTGAGATAGAAAGAGCCATTAATAAGGCTCAGCTTGTCGGTGACAAGCTATGGCATGGAGATCTGAGCAAAGAAGATCTCCTGAGCTACTACGTGGCGCAGACCATAGAGAAGCATTTGGTGGCTGATATCGAGGAGCGTATCAAAGAGTTGGAGGGTGACGGAGATGTACGCAAAGAGTGATACCCGCAGTTCACTGATATCGCAAGCCGTCATCAGAATAGCAACGGATATGGGGATTGAAAGCTATGTCCGAGAGATACGCCACGGCTATTCTATATGTGCCGGCGAATTCGTCATCGTTGACATGGCGGACAATACCAGCGTCAAGATGATAATATCAGATTATGAAGGATATTATCAGCAAATCAAAAGAAATCTGAGAAAATGGAGGAAAAATTATGGCAAAAAAAAACGTAGCGCTTGCACTCAATGAAGATGTCAAGGCGGTTGACTACCTGACAATGAGAGAGCAGAGAGACAAGCATAACAAGCTCGTTACCCGTCGAAAGCGAGAAGATCGCAGAGAGTGCTTCGCAATGGCCTTGCTGACTATCTTCTTTGCATTCATGATAATAGTAGTAATGCTCGGTCTTGGGCAGGTATGGGAGATGATCTACTGATGTATGATTTCAACAACGCAGTCAGACTTAACCGCATAGGTGGTGAATATGTCATCACTGTGGACGGAAAGCCGTTGGAAACGTCACTCAGCTCTAATCAGCGCCGAAATCCCCTTATAGCTGTCAGCAGATATGCGTCAGCAATAGACGAATACCTCAGAGGGAACGTTAAGAAGTATCTTGCTGAGAACGATTTGAACGTAGTAACGGGTTGTAATGTCTGCATGGAGTGTACAGACTGCAAGTTCTATCACCTCAATGACGCTGAAAGCAACTGCCGCATGGGTGACAGTGATGAGTAAGACAATATACGTCGATAATACTATTTATCGAAAAGAGTCTAAGCAGTTTCCTAACGTCAAGTATCGTTTCAACCTTGCCAATGTCGTGATACATAGTATGTATACCATGTATCTTAAGAGCCGTGGCATACCGAAGACCATAGGGCTTACGGACAAGCAGCGTTTTGATTTTGAGAAACGCGTTCAATCTCTTATCGACAATGGGTCTATCATAGTGACAGAGGAGGTGTAAGAAATGCCGATTATAACAGACGTTGACCTGCTATGCTATAATGCTGAACTTGCAGGCGCCAGAAAGCGGCTTGATTACAAATCGCCCCCGCCAAGGCATAACGCAGGTCCATGTATTTTTTACAACAGTATAAGGCAAGAGTGCATGGCATTAATCGAGAAGCCAACACAAGAAGTTTGCACACGTTGCAAGTTTTTCAAAACCAGAACGGAGGATTATAATGCAGATGAATTCAAATAAACAGAAACCAACATTTGATTGGAGAAAATTCAAGTATGAGAACATAGCTGTTCATGTCAAGACTCAGGAAGAATACGATAACTTCATGAAAGAATGTAAGGGGCAGGGGCTGACATGGTGCACTGGCAAAGAAGTTGATAAGATCAATTTATGGCCGGACTGTGCATATGATATGTGCATTGTATATGACAATAGCGGGCTTGTAAAAAAGGGATTGCATTATCAGAGACTTGGCTTCTTTAAGGACACGGGAAATAGAATAGAAGAATTCGCAGATTTCTATTTTCCAAAAGATTATCAGCCAATTAATTCAACCAGCAATCTTATTCCAGAAGAACAGATAGAATTATTGGAAAAGCCAACAACACATACCTTGAAGCTGGAAGAATGCTTCTGTGAAGCAGTTGTTGCAGGTAAGAAATGCTTTGAAATTCGTAAAAATGACAGAGGCTTTCAGCCTGGAGACACGATTGAATTCATTCCAGTAAATAACGGACATCCTGCTATTCATGTGATATCAAACCGCAGATATAGGATAACATATGTCCTAAGTGGTTGGGGGTTGAAGAATGGATATGTTGCATTAGGAATAGAGGAGGTAAAGAACTATGACTAGCTACAGAGAGCAGGCGTTAAAGAAACTCACAGACGAACGAGAGGGCGTTAAGCTTAGCGGTGGAGCATCGGCGAACACAGTGCTGAGTACTATCATTCAGCCTGTCATAGACGCACTTGAAAGCTTCGTCAAGCAAGACGAGGAGTTCGCACAGGCGGTCGCTCAGGGCGGCACACTTCAGAAGTGTTTTGAAGAAGTTTACAAAGCAATTAAGGATAGCAACTTTGCACTATCAGACTTCAAGACTTATGAGACCGCAGCAGGCTTTTTCTTCCCTGGCTGTAAGATACGTTATCACATGGATATAGACCTCTGTGGTAGTGTCAACAAGGAAGCGCCTGAGCAGAAGCGCAAGTCGATCACAGTTTCTTTTGATGACCTTTTCTGAGAGGTGATTGAAAGTGTGGATAAACAATAACAAAGAGCAGTCGCTAGTATATAAGCCTATATTCACAGACTATCTCACCCATGCCCAGAAAGAAGACGTTGAGGGCTTCCCGCCCCTCAACGTTGACGATTGTGCCGAGATTAATCGTCACTTTACGCCCTATATCTTCTACCGCAGAACCAGCCAAGGGCGCTATACCTGTTTCTGTACGTCCTGCAATCACGAATTCAAAGTCAATAATACTGATTATGGCGATATATACCACGCTGATGATAATGTCGTCAAACATAACCACATGGGGACTTGCCCATGTTGCGGTGTGAAAGCCGAATATAAAGCGGCAGGATATAAGCAAGTTCAATTAAATGAAGTAGTTGATTTCGTAATATATAAAGCCGTTGAAGAAGTGGTATATATATATGCGGCGACGATTCATAAAGACTATAACGAATACGGAACGGAGGACTTCGACAGGAGTCCCAATCTTTGGGTCGATTTTCAAAAGCTTTACGTCCTGCGAAAAGGCAGTGCTGAGGTTTATCATTCGCATGCCTTATTTCGTCGAAACGGCTGGTGTTATATGGTTGAGCCTATGAAGCGGAAAATGTGCAGTACATTCAATAACGGATTCGCTGATCACAGACAAGTATACCTATATAAGAATATAATTAAGGATACATTCTTAAAGTATTCAGGCTTTGATTGCTACTGTTGTCGCCACTATATAAGAGAGTATGACCAAGAACGTTATTATACCGCATACGCTATGTATCCGATACTTGAAATGGCGGTTAAAATGAACTGTGACACCATGGTGCAGGATCTGCTTTGGCGCAACAAGAAGAATTATAAGATATTGAATTGGAACGCAAAAGCTCCGAAAAAATTCTTCAAGCATCTAACGCTGAATGAAGTGAAAGCATTTCTTGAAAATCACACGCCGGCAAGAGTTATAGAGGTGTATCAGGACTTCAAGCGCAAAGGTAAGAAGAAAGACATTTTTTACTGCCGAATGTACAGCTATATTACTGATTACTGCACTAGCATTGAAAAAGCAGGTGTTGACCCAGAGCAGGCATTAGAATACCTGAGAAAAGTCATGAAGCACTCTCCCGAAGAAGAACGTTGCGAAGACGATCACTCAGAGATAAGGCGCCTTGTCAAGCTGTATGACGATTATGCCAATATCGGCTTGAAAATAGGCTATGATTTTCGCTTGAAAAACATAGCCTTTCCGAGAGACCTGAACGAAGCGCATGATAACGCAGTTGAGAACTTCAATTTCATGGAAGAAGAACGCAAGAGAAAAGAAGCCGCCGAGCTTGAGGAAGCCTATAAGCCCAGATACAAGAAGCTTTGCAAGAAGTATAAGGGCTATAGCTATCCTGGTATTCAGTTGGTTGTACCAGAGAATGCCGAAAGCATCATCAAAGAGGGAAAGGACTTGCAAATATGCGTCGGCGGCTATGCTTCAAGGCATTGCAACGGCGCCACGACAATTCTATTCATCAGAAAACCATCTGACCTTGATAAGTCATGGTTTACGATTGAAATAGACAATGCTGACCATATCGTGCAATGCCACGGATTTAAGAATGAACAAGCCAAAGACCCCTTAACGGGCAAGAAGCTTGAAAAGCCTGAAATAATCAAGGCGTTTGAAGTCAACTTCCAAGAGTGGCTGAATAGTCAGAAGAAGCAGAATAAAAGGAAAAAAGCAAGCTAGGAGGAATTACAATGAATGAGATCAAACTAAGACCCGGTAAGGAGTTCGTATATAATGGCATACGTTTTATATGCCTCGATATTATCGACGGCAATTACTTAGCAATAACGGCTGAGTGTTGGTGTGAAAAGCGTTTTAACGAGGAGTTCAAGGACGGCTGCAACAACTGGGAGAAATCCACTCTCCGCCGCTTTCTTAACGAAGATGTGCTAGAGGGACATTTTAACACGGAGCATCTTATAAAGCAAACGTCTGACCTTGTCGCCGATAACGGTGATAAAGTTTACGGAACGTGTGAAGATTATATAACGCTGCTCACTTGCGACCAGTACCGCAAGTATAGAGATTATGTGCCGCTCTTTGAAGGCTGTATGTGGACGCTTACTCCGTGGAGGTGCGACACCGGCTACGCTTACAACGTGCATATCGTCATCCCGGGGGCTATCGACCACGGCAATGCACACAGCAATTTCGGGCTTGCCCCGGTTTGTTTATTTAATTCTGATAATCTCACATTGCACTGACAGGTGCAGCTTATACCCGCTGAATAACTAACCAAAATAGGAGGAAACGCAATGGAAAACACAGAAATTACAGTATCTATGAAAACGGCTATGGCAGAACATCAGCACATATGCGAATGCTATAGGACAGCCGCTACGGCTATCGTAGAAATGGGCAGGTCACTGAAAAATATCAGAGACTATAAGCTCTACACTGCACTTGGCTATGAGTCTTTCAAGAATTATCTCGAGAGCAATGGTGATTACACGTTCAAAGAACGTCAGGCGTATACCTATATCAAACTCTATGAGGACAACAGTACAAAGTTTCTCGAAGAACACGCAAGCATTGGCGTGACAAAGCTTGAGCTTCTCTCCAAGCTTCCGGAGTACGAACGTGAAGAATTCGCTGACACACATGACCTTGGCGGAATGACAGTAGAAGAAGTCAAGAAGCTAATCAAAGAAAAGCAGGCATTAGGCGAACAGCTGACATTCCTTGAGGAGGAGAAAAAGGAGCAGACAGAAAGCGCCGAATCCCTCAGAGCTGAGCTTGAAGAACTGAGAGAAAAGCTTAAGCAGGCCGAGGACAAGCCTATCGAGGTAGTTAAGAGAGACCTCGACGAAGAAGAGATTGACAAGATAAGGCTGTCTGTCCGCCAGGAGCTTCACGCCGAGCATATGAAGGAACTGAATGCGTTGAAGAAGTCAAGCCGTGAAGCCGTGAAGGCGGCAGAAGCTGAAAAAGATAACGTCCTCAAAGAAGCGCAGGCAGAACGTGACAATGCAGTTAAGGAAGCCGTAGCTAAGTATGAGACCGCCCTCAGTAAGGCTAAGGCTGAGGCAGAAGAAGCGGACCACGCCAAGGCAGAGCTGGAAAAGAAATTGAAGTCAGGCAATGCAGACGAAGCAAGGGTTGCACTGAAGATCATCTTTGAAAACGTTCAGAAAGGGCTTACGGAATTCATTGAAAAAATCAATGATATTGAAGACCCACAGACCAAGGAAAAGTTCATTACTGTCACAAGCCAGTGGCTCAGACAGGCGGCTGATGACCTTGAGGGGTGATGTTTGGAAAGCGGGACATAGATGACAACAGAAATAATCAACAATCTGTTCGGCATAAAAGAAAGTTTTGAACTTCCGCAGGCACTTCTTGCGAAACTTCTTGACAAAGTTGAAAAAGACAAGCTATGTAAGGAATTTGTCAAGCAAAGAGTCATGGCAATGTTTCAAGAAATATCATTTGGAGGGAATGTTCCCGTAACAAGAGCACAAAAGTTTGAGGAGGAATAAGCAATGATGAAAATAAAACCCGAATACATATTCCCGCTCCTGCTGATTCTGCTAGACGTGGGAGCGGCTAGCATATACGCTGTGCAAAAGGACTACAAGAAATCCGTCTATTGGATAGCGGCGGCCGTGCTGAATGTGACAGTCACTTTTTAGGGGGGGTGAGCTAATGACCGGAGGTAAGGAACAGATAATGCAAGCTAGGCGTTTCATAACCGGGGGAAAAGACGTTAATGCTGCCGTCTGTTGCTCTTGTGGTGTCAAGGCGGGCACAACTGAAATGAAGAGAGCGATTAAGACCACATTCACAGACTTTCCTCAGTTAGTTCTTACGCCTAGCACCATGATATGTGCAGAGTGTGAGAGAGCCTATAACGATAAAAACCTGCGCTTCAAGCCAATATATTCAGACAAGCGTGGTGAATATAGAATTATTGACCGAGCAGAAGTCCTTGATCTCATATGCAATCCACAAGATGAATGGGTACTGTCAGTACCCTATTCGTTCAAAAAGCACCATTGGCTATATGCTGGGCTATCAGATAAGCACACGGCATATATAGGCACTGACGATAGAACGATTATTGTCGAATATGACAAGATTAACATAGTAGAGCTTGTCAATTCCGTTAAAGATTGTATTGCATACGGAGTGCCCAGGAAAGAGCTTAAGGCGGGCAAATATTCAGTCTTCACTCTCGTCAAGTTTCCGTTTCTGAATACGTGTGAAGAGTTTTTCGAGCAAGCACGTCCCTGTGGACTAATAGATCTGATAGTGCAGTATACCCCCGCCGTAAAGGATAAGAAAACATTTGAAAGGAAAGAGGAGAACACAATGCTTACAAGTGCAGAGAGCAACGCAGTAACGCTTCTTGGCTGCATAGCCAAGTCATCAAGGTATCGTGCAGAGAACGGATTGCAGTTCTGGGACGGATTCTTTGAGCGCCGTATCAACCGTTTTAAGTCGCTTGACGCTCACGAGTTCGTCAGCAAGCTGTCAGAAGCAGTCGGATCAATCAATAACGGCGGTTATGCCGAAATGGTAAGAGATATGTCAGAAGATGATCTGAACGATATGATGGCAGTCATTCGTTCAAAGACACATCTGATAGTCGCTATAGTTTATGCAGAAAAGGACAGGGATTAATATGAATTTAAAAATAATTGCAAAATCACCGATAGCGCATGGCGCATTCACTGAGGGTATCGGAAACGGAAACATTGCAGAATTCCGCAAGATACCGGTCATGTTCAAGGGGAAGAAGATAGACATTCCTACAATTAGCGGCAACGCCGTGAGGGGTGTTATCCGCAGAGAGCTGGCAAGAGAATTTTTCGCCAAGAATGCCAACGTCCTCGAGATGTTGGACAACAAGAAGAAGGACAAGCTATATGCTATCCTCGGCAATGGTGGCGCACTGGGATCTAACCTCAGTGCAACAGTAGATCCGAATGCTATCCGAGAAATACGTAAGCAACTGCCTATTCTTTCACTGCTTGGAAGCAGCTGTTATAAGTATATGATCAATGGTATGTGCAATATCGGCTTTTTCAAGGTCGATTGCTCTGAGCTTGAAACGGGTGATACTCGTCTGAATGACTTGCTTGCAGAGATCAGTGAAACACGCCATGTTGATAAGAATATCATCAACGCAGAAGAAGCAGGAATTAAGCCTATGCCATATGTGACAGAGGTCGTTATTGAGGGTGCAACGTTCTCAGGGTCGGTGTCTTTCGCACCTATGGCCACGGAGATTGAGAGGTCCTGCCTTGCACATGGAATTAATCTTCTCAACCACATAGGTGGAAAAAGCGGGCGTGGATATGGTCAGATAGCCATTGAAACGGACGAACCACTGAATGACACACTATATAATGAAAACATCTGCAACATAGATGTTGATTTTATTGCGAAATTCATAGGTGATATATCATGATTTATGAGATAAGGCTGAATGTATCTGCACCAGTAATTGCAACGGAAGATATTCACCTAGACGGTATTTTCTACGCCGTCAGCCCGGCGGCGCATAATAAAAACATTCACCTGACACGTCTTACACACTCATGTGACGTACCAGACCTGCCTATTCCAATCGATTGCCTATATAATGGTGGCTGTTATATATACTGCTGCTCTACGGCAGAATTCATCAATGGGCAGAGGATAACCGACACTATGACCAAGAGAAAAGACGGTATTGACTACATGTATTATCATAGTCAGAAAACGCCTAAGAAAGGCATAGATAAGGACTGGATGATAAAGCTCTATGGCGTATGCTGTGAGCAAGTGCGTTTCTTGGCTTCTTCGTCCAACTATAGCGCATTGGCACGATACGTCCGCAGAATTCATTCAATTGGTGGGCTTAGAAAGCAGGGATACGGCGAAGTTGTCAGTTACGACATAGTTCCACGTTCTGACCTGACGTATAAGGACTGTGTCATAGAAAATGGACGAGCTATCCGTAATATCCCGCAGAAAATGTTGACAAGGTCATGTTCAGCTAGTGTGCGGATAAGACCGCCGTACTGGTTGCTTGATGGCAAGCTGCCGTGTGCGACAGTTGGAGAACCTGCGGAGCTGAGAGAAGACGTTGCACTGCACGAATTCAAGAGGTGACATATGAGATTATCAGATATAAGGTTCATTCAACCTGCCGAAAGTGATACACACATGAGAGAATTCAGGCTAATCGACTGTGTGAAACTTGTCGGTACTAGAGCGTTCAAGAATAAGGTATTTGAAGCACTTAATGTTATAGAGTATTTTTTTAAGATCACCGAAAGACCTGCCGTATCTTTCGGTGGTGGAAAAGATGGGACGGCAGTTCTGATATTGGCGCAGATGATAGACCCGAACGTGCTGATATTGACAGCGGACCCACCTAATCCTCTGCCCGACCGAGCAAATCACATACTCACTTGCGAGAAAGAATTCGGCAGCAATATAATTCATGTTCCATATACATGGGACGTAGATAGCGTGTTGAATCACAAAGAAAAATATCCAGCAGGCTTCAAGCAGAAAAGATTGAGAGACGAGCAGACATTCAGAGGCATAGACGGAATTATATGGGGTTGTAGAAATTCTGAGAGTCGGGCAAGGGCTATCAATTTTCATAGAAATGGTTATGTATATCAGTGTGCAGACGGGACATGGAGATGCCAGCCTATAGCTACATGGACCGCAGAGGACGCCTTTGCATTGGCCTTGGCGACAGGATATCCTATTAATCCAGTCTACGAAAAAATGGAAGGCATTTTCAATCTTGACAGACTTCATGACGGCACATGGTGGCCACATGGAGATGATGAAAAAAGTAGCTGGCTAAAGCGATACTATCCTGACTATGTGGACAGCTATATGAAAGCTGTCATGCTTGGTGACGGAAAATATCTTGAAACATGGTGAAATACAAGCTGATGAAAAAGGGAAAAAATATATTCAGCAAGGCGGTGAAAAAATGAAAAATTCAAACACACCAACAGAACATATAGAGCAGGCATTGCTTTTCAAGTGGGCAACGTTCAGCTCAGGCAAATATCCCGAACTGGAGTATATGTTCGCTATACCGAACGGTGGCTATCGCCACTATAGAACTGCCGCAGATCTTAAATCTGAGGGCGTAAAGTCAGGTGTGCCTGACATAATGCTTCCGGTGGCACGTGGCGGTTACTACGGTCTTTTTATAGAAATGAAACGCACATCAGGTGGACGAGTATCGGAATCTCAACAGAAGTTTCTGAAAACGCTTAATGACAACGGCTATCTTGCAGTTGTCTGCAAAGGATTTGAGCAGGCGCAGGAAGCAATCTTGAAGTACCTTAATAAAGGAGTGAGAAAATGAAAATATCTAAGCTGAAAAAAATATGCAGTAAAGCGGCTAAGACCATATCCTACTTCTATAATGAAAATGATAATTCATTATGGATCGGCTCAGGAAGTGCAATATATCCGCTTTACGGCATGCCGAACATGAATACCAGCGAGCAGTTACTCACGCTTTTTGACATTAATGAAAGTGACCGTGAGAATTGGAAATGTAAGCAGCTGCCACCTGCTATTGAAAGCAGCATTGTTATGAACATCGCTTCATGCACAACAGGCAAGATTATAGATCGTCGTTCAACATTCGTTGCCGGACCAAGCGAATATCAGATATTCTCAGGCACAGAAAAAGTACATATATGCCCGAAAGCATTTCTTGAAGTAATAGATGATTATGAAATTCTTACATACTATTCCATTGATGATATGATAATCGTCAAAGCAGGCTTACTGACACTCGGTGTACTGTGTGAAACCCATGGCGTTGTAACACAAGAACTTCTTAATGACATTAATTCCATGCACGATATGTTACAAGAAGTATTCAACAGGGAGTGCGAAGAAAAAGGCAAGAGCAGAAATTATGAGCAATTGGCAATGACAGAGTGAAGCCCTATATATTATATATAGTATAGAACAAGTGTTCAGCCCGTGTGTAAGCACGGGTATGAGGGCTTGTAATGGGTCTTAATAACTCGGACAGTGGGAGGAAATGACAATGAGTCAGATGAGATACAGAGAGCAGAAGTATATTTATGGAAATTACATGGAAGTGAATATGTATCCCGTCTATGCCTGCCCACGTTCTTCTAGTCGAAAGAAGAAAAGAAAACCGACAAGCAAGGTGCAGGAGAGATTGAATCAGATCAATGCTGAAAGGGCTCTGGCAAGACTTATTCCTGCAAACTTCACTGACAAAGACTATAAGTTCGAGCTGACCTATGCACCGCAGAATAATCCTGCTGACCTTGAGCGTGCCAAGAAAGACTTTGCTAACTTCGTCAAGCGTGTGAATAGAGCAAGAGTCAAGAGAGGCTTACCGAGAATGAAGTATATTTATTCCATTGAGCAGGGCTCAAAGTCTGGACGTATCCACTTCCATGTTATCATGACAGGTGGTCTGACTATCAACGAGATAGCTTCCATATGGGGCAAGGGCTATGTTGACAAGGTACTACCATTGATGTTTGACCAGACAGGCTGTGCAGGAATTGCAAAATATTTCTGCAAGCAGAAGATTTCAGATCATAACAACGGCAAGCATGCCAAGCGTTATGTTGCGTCAACTAACTGCATTAAACCGCAACCGCAGAATAACGATTATCGTCTGACGAAACGTGCGGTGCAGAGCATGGCATATAACTGTGATAACTCGGCGCTGTTCGAGAATATGTATCAAGACTATTACTATGCTGATTGCCGTCCATTCTGGAACGAGGATAACGGCACGTTCTACATATCGCTATTCATGTACCGCCGAACGGCAAAGCTGAACATATAGGGGGTGAGATGATGAGTCTTAATGGAGCTGAGCTCAGTGTGATATGTGATGATTGCCATGAAACATTCATAGTTTGCGTTCGTAAAAAAAAATTTCAAAGCATAGAGGGGGACGTATGGTGCTATAACTGCCCTCACTGCGGTAAGCTATACGTTGCATATATCGACGATAGCTTGACACGTCATGCCTGCAAGCTACAGAAGAACGGAGTGATACTGAGAGATATCCTGCCGAAGATATCAAGAGAATTATCTGCAAGGCAGGGAAAGGAGCAAGAGCATGACTAAGAAGCGATTGCTGTCATATCGACAGCTTAAGGCTGAACTGAAATTGGTAGGCATAGATAGTGACGACTATCGCAGACTCAAAGCAGAGATAGCAGAGATTGAAGCATATGTGTCTAGCATTGATGATGCATTCATCAGGATTATTTTTCGACTTCGCTATCTTGTTCCACGCAAGGACGGAGCTTGGCAACCACCGTCATGGGCGTGGATAGCCAGGCAAGCCAATGCTTCAGAAGATTACTGCAAGGGCAGGCATTGCAAGTTCTGTAAGAAAAACACACTGTAACACGCACGAACACACTCTGCGTGCTATGATGATAATGCGGGGTTGTTGTTATAGTTTTTCCATAGTTTTATGCCGGTGCAAGGGCCACGTTGTATGACGTGGTCCTTGTGCTATATATGCGAGGTGATAACGTGTATAGTACGAGTCAGATCAGAGAGCTAATCAAGGACGGACGAGTTGACAAGTTCTACAACGACCGCTACTGGAGAAAGTTCAGTAAGAGCGTTATCGCAGAGCAACACTATGAGTGCCAGATATGCAAGTGCAAAGGCAAGGTGACGAGAGCAAATATTCTTCATCACGTCAAGCATCTTAAGCAATTTCCGCAGCTTGCATACAGTCGGTATTACTATGACGATAATGGCGAACGGCATAGACAGCTGATAGCACTGTGCCATGACTGTCATGAAGCACAGCACCCAGAACGGCGCTGGCAAGAACGTGCAGATAAGTTCGTCAATGAGGAGCGGTGGTGAGCGCCTTGCGGCGATACCCCCCGGGGTCAAGGGTCGAAAAATTTTTTCGGCCTTGTACGACGGGAGGCACAAAAGACAAATCCGCCCTCGCACGCACGTGAGAGAATTTTTTCAAGAAAATCAAATGTAAGGAGTTGGCAAAAGTGAAAAAGCCGAGTTTATCAGAGATTGAACAGTCGTTGATAGAGCAGCTCGAACAAATGGGTGCTTCTGTCGATTTCTATAAATCGCTGGTTTCAGACTATCTGTTTTACGAAAAACAGGAAAGGAAAATGCAAGCCGATATCCGCAAGAGAGGGCTTACCTACATGGCGGTTTCTGCTGTTGGTAAAGAATATGAAAAGGACAATCCGTCTGTAAAGCAGGCGTATATGTATAACAAGCAGAAATTGCAGATTTTGAAAGATCTCGGTCTGTCAACCGAGAAGGTGAAGAATCTTGACGATGATGAAGAGTTGTAAAGGTCAAGATGCTCTCGATCTTTCCTGCCTTGCTGAATACATTAGCCTCGTTAAAGAGCACGAATACCCATACTGTATTGAGCAGTGCAAGCTCATTGAATACGTTGAAAGAACATTTCTGAGCGAGGATATCTATGTTGATGTTGAACAAGCTGAGAAATATTTCAGTTATGAGAAATATTTTCCGTTCAAGCTGTTTCCATGGGAACGATTCGTGTTCACCCTTCACAACTGCACCTATAAGTCCAATGGCTCTTTACGATGGCCTGTACTGTTTCTCTACGTCGGTCGAGGAACAGGAAAAAACGGCTACTTAGGCTTTGAAGATTTTTGTTTGCTAACACCGACGAATGGCATCAAGCATTACAACATCGATATTTTTGCGACGACAGAAGACCAGGCTAAGACCACGTTCAATGATGTGTACAACGTTCTTGAAGACAACCGTGACAAGATGCAGAGATTTTTTTACTGGAACACAGAAAAAATCATAAATCTGAAAACAAAATCCGTCTTGCGATACAGAACATCGAGCCCGAAATCTAACGACGGTGCAAGACCGGGCAAGGTAGACCATGATGAGGAGCACGCATATGAGAACAGTAAACTCATAGATGTTGCTGTTGGCGGCCTTGGAAAAAAACCACGCCCACGCCGCACGATCATGAGCACCGACGGATTCGTCCGTGAAGGTCCACTTGACAAAGATAAGACAAAAGGGATTAGAATCCTTAACGGTGAGATAGATGATAACGGCATGCTACCATTCATTGCAAGAGTAGATAAGCCAGAAGAAGTTGAAATGCCTGAAATGTGGTATAAGGCGAACCCGTCACTGCAGTACCTTCCTGATCTTCTCCAAGAGATGAAGACGGAATTTCAAAACTATCTGGACGATAAGATAAGCAACATCAGCTTTGCAGTTAAACGCATGAACTGCCTGCCACAGCAGACTGAGGGCGGTATAACCGCATTTGATAATATCCTGGCAACTAATCAGGATATCACGCCATATTTGTCAAAGCTTCAAGGCAGACAATGCACAGCAGGCTTTGACTATATGAAGACAGATGACTTCCTTTCAGCAGGCTTGCTCTTTGACGTAGACGGAACTGATGTGTGGCTAACACATACTTGGGTGTGCAAGGCTTCTGCAGATCTGTCAAGAATTAAGGCGCCACTGCAAGAGTGGGAGGCGGCGGGGCTACTGTCATTCGTTGACGGTCCAGAGATTCCGCCTGAGATACCCGTTATATGGGTGGCACAGAAAGCGGCGGAGCTTAACGCCAATGTCACAATGACTGGCATAGATAACTACCGCTATACGCTGCTTAGGAGGGCACTCAAAGAAAATCTCTACGCTTCTGATGAAAAAGGTTACGGAAATATCATGCTTGTTCGTCCGTCGAATGAAATGATGATAATGCCTGTAATCACAAGTCAGCTGGTGAATCATAAGCTTGCAGTTGGAGACAATCCCCTTTTCCGCTGGGCTATGAATAACACCAAGGTCTGCACTTCGTCCGCAGGCAATATGACGTATGGAAAAATAGAGCCTAAGTCCAGAAAGACAGACCCTTTCAAGGCATATGTTGCTGCGAAAGCAGCGCAGAATAAAATTGCTGAGCAAATATCAAGTATGCCTATGGATATGAATATTATGGACGTATTCACATACTAGCAAAAACAGAGAGGAGGTAACGCAATGGGGCTGAGATCACTGTTATCACGCATAATGAATGCTAAGAGTGATGAAGTGATAAGTGTCCGGTCGGTTGGGTATAATGACGAAACGAGAATTGCCGTTCAAGCATATGCAGTTCAAGTTGTTGTTGAAATCCTTGCGGCACTGGTTTCAAAGTGCGAGATAAAAACCTATCGTGACGGCAAGTCATTCCGTGGCGAAGAATGGTATTTGTTCAATATCAAACCTAATGTCAATCAGACCGCCGTGCAATTCAAGAACGAGCTTGTCCGCAAGACCCTCGTGCGTGGTGAAAGCCTTGTTGTCAGCGCTGGTCAGCAGATAATCTGTGCCGACTCTTGGAGTACGCAAGAGTATGCGCTATATCCTAACCGTTTCTCTCAGGTGGCACGAGGCGCATTTACGTTTCAAAAAACATTCGATATGGGAGATGTCCTATATCTCACATATTCCAATGGTGGCGTTAGACAGATACTTACGGAAATGTTAGAAGAACATAATCGTTTCTTGGAAACGGCTTCAAACGCCTATGTTAAGAGCGGTGGTCAAAAAGGCATTCTCGAAATATCACCAATGGCACAGGGGCAGAACGATTTTGAAAAGAAATTCGATACTCTTATGAATAATTATTTCAAAACCTATTTTGACGCTAAGAACGCCGTTCTTCCGCTATGGGGTGGCATTAAATATACATCTCAAACAGCAGGCGAAACCAAGAGAACAGTATCGGAAGCAACGGACTACATTTCTATGCTGAATGACGCATTAGAGAAAGCGGCAATCGCTTTCAACGTTTCACCGGCTATCGTAAAGGGAAATGTCGAGAACATCAGTGAAGCGTTATCAATGACATTGACATCTGCCGTTGACCCGTTTGCCAAGATGTTATCCGACGAGATAACAGCAAAACGCTACACTAAAGAGCAAGTCCTGCGTGGCTGCTACGCCAAAGTCTGCACCAATAACCTTAAGCACCTTGACGTGCTTGAAATGGCGAACGCAGTTGACAAGTTAATCGCAAGCGGTTTCTATTCAACTAATGAGTTGAGAGAGAAGACAGGTGAGGAAAGAATTCCAGAAGTCTGGGCCGATAAGCACACAAGAACTAAGAACTACGAGACAATCGAAGGAGGTGGAAACAGCAATGAATAGCATTTTTAATCAGTTTGAATTCAAAATGGAAGCGGATAAGCCCAAAGAGCTTAACCTATATCTATATTCACAAGTCCGTGGAGGACTTGCCATTGATTGGGAAAAGGGGAAAGTTGAGGAGAGCAAGACAGGCGCTAAGTATTTCGCCGCCAAGCTTGATGAGTACAAAGATTGTGAACATATCAACCTGTACATCAATTCTCTTGGAGGTCAGATCAAAGAGGGCGTTGCTATTGGAAATATCCTTAAGCGCCATAAAGCCAAAGTTACTTGCTATGTAGACGGCTGGGCATGCTCTATCGCAAGCGTTATCGCTATGGCAGCGGACGAGATCATCATGTATAGCAACAGTATGATGATGATACATCAGGCGTCCTGCTACTGTGAGGGAAATGCTGACGATATGAGAACGGCGGCGGCTGAGCTTGACAAGATGACCGATACCGCTATCACTACATATGCAGAGCGTTGTAACGGCAAGTGTAGCCGTGAGGAAATAAGCGAAATGGTAAAGGTGGGCACTTGGCTGACAGCGGCAGAATGTCTTGAGAAGGGCTTCTGCGATAGCATATCAACCGCAGAGCAACCCGTTGATATGGCTACAATGCTTAGTGATACAAAGCAGTACACTATGTCAAGCGCCCTCGACAGAGAGAATGTGGACAAACTCATTGAGCTTTATAAGAAGTCCACCGCACAGCAGGCTTTGCCAGCAAAAAAAGCCGAAGAAGAAAAAACAAATGCCGCTATGTCGGCTTTTGAAAAGTTTATGAAAATGGAGGTAAAAAAGAATGATTAATCTTGACGCAATCAAAGAGCAGAAAGCAGATATCCTTGCTTCACTGTCAACCGCTATCAGAGATAGTGACGACAAGGGCATGGAAGCCGCCCTTGATAAGTACGGCAATCTGATTTCAGATGTTATCATGGAGCAGGTGGAGAGCACCGCGGAATCTGTCGATAATCAGATACTCAGCACCAGAGGTGTGAGAATGCTGACCAGTGAGGAAAGGGACTACTACAACGCCGTTATTGAGGCGGGCAAATCCTCTGACCCCAAGATGGCATTGGCAAACGTTGATAAGACAATGCCAATCACTATAATCGAGTCAGTTCTTGGTGAGATTCCACAGCAGCACCCTCTGCTCAACTTCATCAACTTCCAGGATACCACTGGAATTACGAAGATGTTGGTAAATGACCAGGGTGTTCAGACCGCTAAGTGGGGAGATCTTAACACAGCTATCGACAAGGAACTCTCAGGTGCATTCAAGACCTTTGACGTTGCGCTGAAGAAGCTCACAGCATGGATTCCAGTGTCTAACGATATGCTTGACCTTGGTGCCTCATGGCTGGATAGATATGTCCGTGAGATACTGGCAGAAGCCCTTTGGGTCGGCATGGAAACCGGTGTCGTGTCAGGCGACGGTCTTAACTGCCCTATCGGAATGTGCAAGGACGTATCTAGTAGTGCATCAGTAGTCGGTGGCAAGTATCCTGACCAGAAGACAGTTGCACTCAATGAACTCTCCCCTGAAGCTATTGGTGCTATTGCCGCACAGCTTACCAAGACAGAGGCTGGAAACAACAGGCCGCTTGATAACCTTATCTTCGTAGTCAATCCAAAGACATATCTGACCAAGGTAATGCCTGCGACAACAAATTTCGTTCAGGGAAAATGGGTTAACGATGTTATGCCTATTCCATGCACTATTATCCAGTCATGCGCCGTTCCTGATGATCGTGCTATCTTCGGACTGGGCAAGCGTTACTTCATGGGTCTTGGCATGGCTAAGGGCGGTAAGCTGGAGTTTGATGACTCATTCAAGTTCCTTGATGACGCAAGGACATATAAGATCAAGACATACGGCAACGGCAAGCCACTCGACAGCAATGCTTTCAGGTATCTGGATATCTCAAAGCTTAAGAGATTTATCCCGACAGTATACACTGTCACACCGTCAGAAACATAAGGAGTTGATATAAATGCAGCAGGCATTATTCGAGGAAGTTAAAAATCAGCTGAACATAACTTGGTCAGACGAAGCTATTGACAGAAAGATAAACAGCATTATAGCACGTGCTATAGGAGTACTTAACGGATATGCAGGTCAGGTGCTGGATATCAACGTTGACGAAAATATCAACGGCGACGCCCAGCTTCTGATCGACTGCTGCAGATATATATATAACGATTGCTTCGAGGACTTTGAAAAAAATTATCACTCTCAGCTCTTTGCACTGAGAGCAAGGTGTCAGATTGAGGAGATGTCAGGAGGAAGCGTATGATAAGCAAGCGGCAGACGTTCAATGACGGCATATGCACTATTGCAACTATCATCAATGCCAATGGCTTGAAAATCAAGCAAGCAGGCATAAGATATGACAATCGTACCGTCGGCTCAGAGCGTTTCTATAAAGCCGCTGAGTATCAGCACCGCTGTGATAAGGTGATAAGAATACCACTTATCGCCGAGCCGCAGGCGACTGACATTGTGATAATGAACGGCGACCAGTATAACGTCATTCAAGCTCAGATGATAAAGGACGCTAAGCCGCAGGCTTGGCAGTTATCAATAGAAAAGCGGAAAAAGAGGTTAGAAATCCATGTCAATGAGTCCTGATGAGATGGCTGAGGCTTTACAGCACGCATTTCAGCAAGAAAGTCAACGTGTTAATGAAGCCGCCAAAAGAGCCGTTAAGAAGACCGCAAAGGAAACCCGCAAGGTCGTCCAAGAACACTTCACGTTCAATAACCGCTCCGGCAAGTATGCCAAGGCGCTTACAGTTAGCACCGAGTACGAGGACTCTTTCGACATTCGGCAGATAGTGAATTTCAAAAAGAATAAGCAGTATCTTCTCACACACCTGCTGGAGTATGGCCATGCTATGAAGCGTGGTGGCAGAACGCTTCCGTTTAAGGCGAAAGCTTATCCGCACATGATATACGGACAAGAGTATGCCGAAGAAAAATTACCGGAAAACATCAGAAAGGAGATTGAGAAGTCGAAATGACATTGACAGAACTTATATCACTTTCAGGCATTCCTGCGGACAGGATTGCTAAGATAGATTTTCCAGTGGAAACGGAATTGCCGTTCGCAACATGGATAAACAAGACACCTCAGACGATATCTGCAGATGGAAGAACTGTCGCAGTTATCCCACGGATTGCAGTTGAAATATACTGCGAGCCGGAAGATGAAGAAACACATATCCTATTTGAGAACGCCCTTATGGATAAGGGCATATGCTTCTCAGTCGCCGCAGGCTATCTGGGGCAGGATCAGCAAATGGATATGTGGGTATACGAATTCGATCGCAAGGAGGAATATTAATGAAAGGAACAGTGAAAGCCGTTGCCCATGCACTGATTACAGAGTCTACAGATGTCAGTGGTGCGACAACTATCACATATGAAGAACTTAAGTATCATAAGACAAAGCTTTCGGGCACCCGTCAGGTAAGCCTTGACCCGAAGTCATCAAGCAAGGAGATATGGGCTGACGGCGTAGTAGCATTCGCAGGTCAGACTAATCAAGGTTACGAGGGAACTATCATTACCCTTGACCTGTGTGATGATCTTGAGAAAGACTGGTATGGCAATGTCATCGAAGAGAAAAACGGCACACTGGTCGAAGTAGCAAGAACAGGAGAAGCGCCAAAGTTCGGCTTGATCGTACAGTATGAGTCAACATCAGAAGCCGAGGGATACACCGAGGTTTTCCCTTACTGCTATACTACAGATCGCACGAAATTCTCGGTTAAGACAGAGGAAGACAGCGGTATGGACTATGAGTATACAGAGCATAAGATTGCCTGCAAGCCGTCACCGGCTGAGGCTACTGTCAACAACAAGAAAGGACACATTGCACGTTTCCGTATAAAGGGTAACACAGTACTCACAAAGTTTCCTGAGTACACCTACACCCCGGGTGAATGACAATGAGCAATACAATAGTCCTGACTATAGACAGCAGGCAGATAGGCTTCAAGGCTACAGCAGGTATGTTCTATCGCTATAAAGAAGCGTTCGGCACGGAGTACCTTGAGGACGTTGTCAAGGTTCATCAGTTCGGTAAGGGCGCCTTTGTTCAACAGGTCGAATACCGCACCCTATGGGTGCTTGCCAAGACTTATGATGATAGTATACCGCCTATTCAGACGTGGCTTGACAGCTTCGCCTATGGTGCATTTCCTGTTGATGATATCTATAATAAGGTTATGCCTATACTGCAGGCAAACATGAAAGTTGACAGAAAAAATCCATAAGCGGCAGTAAAAGCGGAGATGATCGGCCTCTCAAATCGGAGGAGGTCATCTCCCTTGTTATAAACAGGGGTCTTACTGTCGCTGATTTAGACCGCATGACGTATGGTATGGTAGTGAACTATGCCTGCGCCTATGACCGACAGCGATTAATCGCCGCCGGCAAAAAGGTCATTGACCCCGAAATTAAATACGAAGAACTGAAAGCAAATCTGCCTGTCGTTGAAGAACGATATAAGCAGGGAAAAATCAGCAAAGAACGATACGAAAAGTATCTTGCAAAAATCAAGGCATGGGAGGGTGAGTAATGGCTAAGTCATCATCAGATGAGAAAATCAAAGGTATGTACGTCAAGATTGGTGGTGATACGTCTGAGTATACTGCCGCCATGAAAGGCCTTAATGCTGACATCAACTCGACTACAAGAAATCTGAACAATGTCAACAAGCTCCTAAAGCTTGACCCAACGAATGTTGAATACACCGCACAGAAGCAGAAACTATTAAGCGAGGCCATTGAAGCCACGAAGACAAAGCTTGATGTTCTTATCAGAAACGAGAAAGATATCAACGAGCAATATAAGAAAGGCGAATTGCCCGTTGAATCGTATCTTAAATATCAAGAAGAGCTTGAAAAGACAAGAAAGAAACTGAATACCCTACGAGATCAGACCAAGACTGCAGATGATAGCACGAAGAAAATGGGCAATGAAGCCAAAGAAACTTCTGACAAAGTAAAAGAACTTGGCACCAAGGCTAAGGAGACATCTGATAAAGCGAAAGATCTTGGTGATAAAACTAAGGACTTAGGCGACAAGACCAAGGACTTGGGGGAAAAAGTCGATAAAACAGGCAGTGTCTTCAAGGACGTTTTCTCTGCTAATCTTGCCGTTGAGGGGCTGAAAGCTATAGCTAATGCCGCCAAGGAAGCGGCGGAAAGCTGTGCACAAGTCGGCATTGACTTCTCCAGCTCAATGTCCAATGTGGCGGCAACCATGGGTATGACCGCAGAGCAGGTCAGCTCAGGCGCTGAGGACTATCAGAAGCTAGAGAACGCCGCCCGTGAATGTGGCGAAACAACAAAGTATACCGCTTCGGAGTCCGCTGACGCTCTTAATTACTTGGCTCTTGCAGGATATGACGTAAATAAGGCGGTTGAAACACTGCCGAAAGTTCTTAATCTTGCCACTGCCTCAGGCATGGACCTTGCGTCCTGCACTGACATGGTAACGGATACTATGTCGGCATTGCAGTTGCAGACGAGTGACCTTGACGGCTATATGGACATGATGGCAAAGACCGCCCAGAAGTCTAATACCACAGTTGCTATGCTTGGTGAGGGCATTCTCCAGTGTGCCGGAACGGTCAAGTCCACAGGGCAGGACGTTGATACAATGTGCACCTCTCTTGGAATACTGGCTAATAACGGTATCAAGGGTGCTGAGGGCGGCACACATCTCAGAAATATGCTTTTGTCGTTAACATCACCGACAGACGTTGCTTCCACCAAGCTGAAAGAGCTGGGCGTAAGCGTGGCTGACAGTGAGGGAAATATCAGAGATATCAACGATATTTTCGGAGACCTTAACGCCAAGCTTTCCAAGCTCTCAGATGACCAGAAGACCAAGGCACTTAGCGATATCTTCAATAAGACAGACTTATCGTCCGTTAATGCCATGCTTCAAGGCATGAGCGGGTCTTTCGATGACCTGAAAGCTCAGGTAGATAACGCTGACGGAGCGTGTCAGACAATGGCTGACACCATGAATAACAATCTTAAGGGCAAACTGGCTATAATGGACTCTTCCCTTGAATCCCTTGGCATAACTATTTTCGATAAATTCAGCGCCCCACTCGAAGACGCCGCCGAAAAAGGCTCAGAGCTTTTCAGTGAACTTACCAAGGATATCAAAGATGGAGACCTCAGTGACGAATTCGACGATATGGGCAATGCCCTTGGAGATTTAGTCGAAACAGGCGCCAAGTTCGCCAAAGGTTCGTTGCCTATCCTCATTGACGGTGTAAAGTTCTTCTGCGAGCATTCTAACCTTGTTATCGGAGGATTGACAGGAATAACGTCGGCAATGATATCAAAAAAAGCCATAAATAACGTTCTAGACCTCGTAAAGTCATTCAAGAGCCTTACAGGTGCAACAAGAGCAGCTGAAACTGCCCAGCAGGCTTTAAATGCAACTCAAAAAGCATCGCCGGTTGGAGCGATTGCGGCTATTATCGGTACGGTAGTTGGTGGTATTGTGTCTTACGCAACTTCGGTTGATGACGCCGCTGACTCAACAAAAGTCCTCAATGACGAAGAGCAGGCGTTGGTCGATAGCACGAACGAGCTGACAGACTCCATGAAGAAAGCCGCAGACCAACGTGAAGAAGCCAAGACCGATATAGAAGCCGAGTATAGCAGTTATAAAAGTCTTGCAGATAGGATCTTTGAGCTTTCTGACGCTGAGAGTCTATCCAATGATGAGAAGTCAGAAATGAAAGCCCTTGTGAACCAGCTGAACAGTGTAATGCCTGACCTTAATCTTCAGATTGACGATCAGACAGGCAAGCTCCTCAACAATAAGGACGCAGTCTATGAGTGCATAGAAGCGAAGAAAGAACAGCTTCTTGTCGAAGCAGCTCAGAAAGATATGGTCGCTATATCAGAAGACCTCTATAAGGCTGAGAAAAATCAGAAAGAACTTGAAGAAGAAATAGCCGAAAAGAAAAAAGAAATGATCCCGATTCAAGAGAAGATGAATAAGCTCAACGCAGATTGGGCGAACGTCGCTGATGAAAGTCAGTACTGGGATCTACAGGAGCAGTATGACAAGCTTGACAAGTCTGTAAATGAGCTTCAGAAGTCATATAAGTCCGCAGGCGGAGAGATCGAGAAGCTGAACGCAGACTATGCGGACGCTTCCAAGTACGTTTCTGAGCACTCTTCTGCGCTTGAAGACAATTCAAAGGCCGTAGAGGACAATGCAAAAAAGGTCGATACGATCTATAATCGCACTGTTATGTACAAAGACGGCTTACATAAGGTATCACAAGAAACTGTTGACGCAATAGTTGAGATGAATAAGAGCTATGACGAAGCCGTCCAGAAACGAACGGAAGAATTGCAGAACAATCTTAACCTTTTCGACGAATTCAACGGCGGTGCTGAGATATCCGCAGAACAGCTTATGCAAAACTTGGAGTCTAATCTTGACGGCATGGCAAGTTGGTCTGATGATATCAAGACGCTTGCAGACAGAGGCGTGAATAAAGGTCTTATTAAGACCTTGCGGGAAGCAGGTCCGCAATCTGCAAGCAAGATAAAGGCGTTACTGTCCATGTCACAGCCTGAGTTGAAAAAGTACAGTGATATGTGGGAAGAGTGCATGGGTGACTGTAAGAAGATAGCAACATCAGAGTTCGACGAGCTCAGGCAACAGTATGATAAGACCATAGAGACGCTTCAAAAGCGTGACCAAATAAGCCAGATATCAGACGTATGGAAACAAACAGGTGCGGCAATGATGTTAGGTATGCAGCAAGGCATACTGTCTGCACAGCAGTCTGTCATTGATACCGCAACAAGTGGAGCGAACGCAGTGCTTGCGGCGGTCAAGGGGGTATATGATATACACTCCCCTTCAAAGGCATTTGAAAATATATCGAAAATGAATGCGCAGGGTGAGATCCAAGGCTGGAAGTCATCAGAGGACGATATAATCAAAGCCTATACCAATACTGGTGACAAGATACTGTCAGAGAATATGCGCAATACATACAGCGATACGAATAGAGTCGCAAGGTCGGTATATAATGGATCATATGCCCACAGTATCACGCAGAAAGCAGCAACAAGCGCCACAGAAAACACGCAGGTCGTCCCAACAGTCAGACAAATGCCCGAGACTATTCATAACGTGATAGTATTCCCGAATGGGAAAGTGATTGCAGAGGAAACAGTTCCATTTATAGATGTAATGCTTGGCGAAAGAGCTGCGAGAAAGAAAAGAGGTAGTGCAGTATGACACGACAAATCAGATTTAATGGCAAAAAGTCGTATGAGGATTTTAAAATCAGAATAATCAGTGCAACAGTTGCAGAGCCGAAGAAGCGTGAGATCAAAGTGACTGTACCTTATCGTAACGGCAGTATTGACCTGTCTGACTATGACGGCAATTTTTATTTTGACGACACCGAAGTATCATACAAGATGTTCGTGTTTGATACAGATCCTGTCACGCTACTCCGCAGGATTGAGAAAATCAAGAGCTGGTTATGTGAAGCTCCACAGCAGAACATATATGATAATTTTTCCGAGAACTATCATTTTGTCGGCAAGTGTAGAACTGTTGAGACCAGCCTTGGTGAAGATGACATAACAGCTACTCTCGAGGTCACTTTCGATGTAGCACCATATAAGGTTTCTGACGACTTTGCAGAAACGGCGTGGGATACATTTGAATTTGATAAAGATTGCTTGAACAAGACGTCAATCTCCTGCCTAGCACACCAAGACGGCTATCATTCCCAGCCGGGAATATTGCACTTCTATTCTTACGCTGAAGATGACATAGTTCCAAAATTAAAGTATCACAAGAGTGCTGACGATAAGGACAAGCGAGGATTGACAATGCTTGATCTTAACGGTCATACCCTCACAGAAAACCTATACAAAGAAACTGAATCAACGTTTAGAATGCAAAATTTCGTCGTCAACCCCGGCACAAATGTCTTAGCTCTATACGGATCTGGTTCATTAGAAATTGAACTAGTGGAGGAAATACTATGTTAGTTACACTCGATGATGCAAAGACGCTTCACGAAACTGGTTCTGTCAGAACCAACAAGCTGATAGGAACCATCACCAAAGAAATTAACGCTATTGACACCTTTACGTTCAACATATATCCCGACAACAGCTGCTACTCCGATTTAAAGGAACTGACATCGTTAATAAAGGTTTACGACGACAAGGAAGGTCTGATATTCGATGGCAGAGTACTGACGATATCACCATACATGACCGATAGTGGCGAGATTGGCAAGCAAGTTGTCTGCGAGGGCGGTTTGTGTTTTCTGAAAGATAGTGTACCAATTATCAAACAGCTAAAGTGCACCATAAGAACGTATATAGCCACACTACTTTCAGCACACAATAAATCTGTTGAAAGCTACAAGCAGATACATATTGGCAATATTAACTGTTCGCAAGCACAGCACATCTTTAATCCAGGATATGAAGACACGTTCTCAGAACTGACGAAAAACCTGATTTCCGGCGAAGATATCAGAGGTGAAATGAGGGTGCGCATCGATAAAGGCATTAGATTTTTCGATTTCACAGCAAACGAATTTTCAGAAGTCAGCAATAAAACAATACAACTAGGAAGGAATATGCGATCTATCACGCAGGCGATTGACCCAAGTGAGATCATCACAAGGCTGTATCCGCTAGGTGCTGTCATCAACGATGATACGGGCGAACGTGTGACGCTTTCGGGAGTAACGAAGTATATCGACAACGACCAGCTGATAGAGCGGTACGGAGTACACGCTGGAACTATGATATTCGACAATATCACCACTCCAGGCGTATTGTCTCAAGCAGGCAGAGTATGTGCCGGAGCACTAAAAGCAGCAAAAGTTCAGTATGAGGTATCGGCTATTGACATTGATGAGAAGCTGGACGGATTTGCAGTTGGCTGCAAGTATCGCATAGTCAATAGCTACCTTGGCATCGACGAGGTATTGAGGTGCATCGGCACCAGTATCGACATCAATGACAGATCGCAGAATGTGCTGACATTTGGCGACAAAATCGACACGATTAGTGGAATGACATCAAGAAAATAGGAGAAATAATTATGGCAAAAGCAATTGATATCAGCTTAGAGATCACACAGGTGGCAGAAGCATATACAGGTCGAGACGTCCGACAGGCTATTGTCGATGCATTGACCGCTGCACAGAATGCAATCAATGAGATGAATATGCCAGCAGGATCTCAGACCTTTATTGTACCGTCAGAGACGACACTGGCCACAACGACTTTGAATCTGCCGTTCACACCGACTCAGAACACGCAGATCATCTGTAGTCTGCGGGAGGTGTCGGCACCAAAAGTGAGAAGGCTATGTGTAGAAACATTTTTCACAAGCAACAATTTGATAGTAGCGCTGACGAACGCAGAAAGTGCAAGTGCTACCGTTCCACAGGGTGAATACATTATTGACTGGATCGTAACAAAGCCATAGAAAGGAGGAATATCAATGCACATAAAAATCAACGAAGACTACAATGTAGTCGTGAACACGGCCCTTTTGGGCTACGTTGGTGAAACAAATGCTAGACCTGTATCGGTCGAGGGCATGGAGATAGACGGCGCAGACCGCTATGTGCTGACGATAGACTACGGCGATGGCGTTCAGTACGAGGTCGATATCACAGGCGGACAGTGGACGCCTACGGCTGATATACTGCGTTCAGCGCAAACAGTCAGCTGTCAGATATGTGCAAAAAAGCTGTCAGGGCAGGAATATATCCTGGTTAAAAAATCACGCATATTCCGTCTGAGAATAGGTGCGGCAATCGGTGATAATGCCGTGCCGTCACCAAGTGTGGCAGCTGACGCACTGGATAAGATAGATGCCATAGGCAGACAGGCGCACGCAGATATGCAGACAGCCGTCACTGCCGCAGAAACAGCGACAACAGCGGCTGAAAACGCTGAGAAATCAGCTACCACCGCAGGAGTATCAGCCGACACCGCAGAACAGGCGGCAAGCCGTGCTGAAACTGCAAAGACAGCGGCTGAAACGTCCGCAACGCAGACTGAAACGGCTAGACAGGGCGCAGAAACTGCACGTGCTGAGGCGGTCACATCACAGAATAACGCTAAAATATCCGCAGCCCAAGCATCTACATCAGCACAGCAAACCGAAGCCGACAAGACCATAACGGCGGGATACGCTAAAACCGCCAAGACCTGCGCTGACAGCACTACGGCAGACAGGCAGGCAGTGCAGGAAATGGCAACACAGGTCACAACCGACAAGGCTACAGTGGCAGACCATGCCGCTAAGGTCGCAGAGAACAGAACTGCCGCTGAAACCGCCGCACAGACAGCGCAATCCATAGCGGATAGTCTGCCAGATGATTATGTGACGGCGGTTGCAAAGATCGCTGAAAACACGGCTGAGATAGCTAACGTGAAGCTAACGGATAAAGAACTGCAACGTAGGGTAAATGCGTTATATGACATGGGCAATGGTGTGACACACAAATTTGAAACGGACAGCGAAACGGCATATGCCAAGACAGTTCCGACAGGGGCAAAGCTGATGTCGGTTAAGTCAATAGGTGGTCATTCTGAGGTCATTGACGGTGAGATTGTCAGCGCAGGCACGGAGAGCGTTGTGGAGCAAGGAAAGAATTTGTGGAATTTGGAAAGCTACACAGCTAGTGATTTGGTTGATTTGAAAGCAGGATATTGTGGCATAAAATTGAACGTAAAACCAAATTCTACATACTGTATTTCGGTCACACGAGATGCTGCATTATGCGGAACATATGGAAAAATGATAGGTGCAGATAAACGTGATATTGAATTCTTTGGGCATAAAACGGTAAGCAGTATAAATGCCTATACAGGACACCCTATCACATTTCAGACGGCTGATGAGAACTATGTATATGTTGCGATTAATTCGTTCAATGGTTTTGACACATGGAAATCCGATTTTCTAAAATATTTTCCAAATTTTCAAATCGAAAAATCATCAACCGCCACAGCCTATGCCCCATATCACCGCAACGAACACCCAATCCCCGAAGCCATCAAAGCATTGCCTGGCTACGGCTGGTCGGCAGGAACGGCACGAAACTACGTTGATTATGAGAATAAACGATACGTTCAGTGCGTGAGCAGCGTTGATTTGGGAACGCTGAATTGGGTTGCAGGTGACAGTGGGAAAGTAGGTTTTCAAACATCGCAAGTTACAGGGCAGAAATTGACAAAGAATTATAACATTCTGCCAAACATCATCTGTTCAAAATATTTGGCGAAAACGCAGAATGCTATGTGGGGCAAAACCAGTGTAACAGGTATAACGACTAATGCTAGCGTTGACGGATATGTATATGTCAACGATACGTCCTACACCGACGCCACCGCATTCAAACAGGCAATGTCAGGTGTAATGCTGTACTACGAACTAGCAGCCCCAATTGTCACCGACATTTCATCGTTAATACCAGATGATTTCCTGCGAAATATGGAGGTCGAAGCAGGCGGTTCAGTGACGTTCAAGGGTGGTAATGACGATTACAGAATACCCGTTCCAAGCGAAGAAGAATATATCGTGAAACTTTCAGAGATAGGAGGTACAACATGACGGATTTGCAAAAGAAAATGGCTGACAAGCTAGGGCTATCCACCGAAGATTTTCAGCCGAAGAAAGCCACAAAGGTGGACGAACTAGAAGCACAGGTGCTATACACTGCACTAATGACCGACACGCTGATAGAGGAGGGCAAGGAAGATGTATAGAAAAGTCAAACGTTTGTACGATTTAGGGCTGTACACCGCTGAGCAGGTAAAGGACTTTGCTGACAGGGGCAAGATAACCCCTGAGCAGTATGAGGAAATCACAGGGCAGAGATATGAAAATGAGGTGAGTGAATGAAGTACATAATCATGCTGATAATCGTGATAGGTCTTGCATTGGCTGATTTTGCCACAGGCTGGATAAAAGCATATTGCAAGGGTGACGTTCGTTCATCGAAAATGCGAAAAGGCGGTCTGAATAAACTGGCCGAGATAGTCATCATGGCTGTGGCTATCGGTTCGGAGATCGGTTTTGAACAGCTAGGTCACTACTACGGACATAGCGAACTGGCAGGCATTGCAGGCACCATAACCGCACTAGCTGTTTTCGGGTATATTTTTGCTATGGAAATTGTTTCAATACTGGAAAATTACGGCGAAATCAATCCGCAGGCCAATTGGATAAACAAAATTGTGGCAAAATTTGGAGTTTTCAAAGACAAAGACAAGGAGGACTAATTATGGCTATGACGTTTGACGAATTTGTGAAGAAATATAAGGGCAAGGGCATTAATTTCGATAAGGCGTATGGTGTGCAGTGTTTTGACCTGGCAAACCAGTATAACAGAGACGTTGTCGGCTGCGGAATGTTCACAGGTCTGTATGCTAGGCAGATTTACGAGGATTTCGACAGGCAGGCGGTCAAGGGCTATTTTACCAGAATAAAGAACACTCTATCGTTTGTGCCGAAAAAGGGTGACATCGTGGTATGGGGCGGCAGTCTGAACGGCGGTATCGGTCACGTTGCCATAGCCACAGGCGAAGGCAACACAAAATATTTCTACAGCTACGATCAGAACTGGACAGGCAGGAACGATCCATGCACGAAAATCAAACACAATTACAACCACGTTCTTGGCGTTCTGCGTCCGAAAAATCAGTTCGCTATCAATCCGCCCACGCTGGAAACAAAAGGCTATAAAAAAGGCATGAGCACAGACGGGTCGTATGCCCTGAAACAACTGCTGATTCTTGACGGCGCAAAGCTGGACGATAATGCCGTCATTGGCAAAGGCACTGTCAATGCTATCAACGCAAGGCTGAAAGCATGGGGCTATAAGCCGAACGGCATAGCAGGCAAGAAATTTATCAAGAAACTGCGTGAAAAAATCAAGAAATAGTCGAATAAAATTCTCATAAATTCCTCATAAATTTAGCCGTCAGAGCGTTTGCCCTGGCGGCTTTTTTTATTGTGGATACGCGGTTATTGCAGCACCTTATGGATCGTGCTTATATCGTTATCGTCACGCTCAGCGTTTACAAAAATCGTATTCAGCCACTTCACCTGATAGCCGTTGTTGGTATGGTAGCCGTGGAAATGTGCACGCCTGATGTGCGGTGCTTTTGGTGCGCCGTGTCCCTGTGGGCTGTGTTGATAGCTGGCACTGCTTTCAGCCTGCCTGTGCTTGCGAACAGCCATTCCTATGCGGTATCCTACGTTTGCTATGGCTGATTTTTGTGGCTGTGCAGACGGCTTCTGTGGACGTTGTGCGGTGGTCTCCTTCTGTGCCTGTCGTTTCGTGACAGGTGTGATTTCAGCGTTTACGGCTGATAGGTAGACAACAAATTGCAACATTTCAGCGTATTCAGCCACCAAACTATCATCAATGGTGGTTTCAGCACCCACCATTTTCTGCAGAATACCCTCAACGGTATTATCGGCCGTGAAACGCATTACAAATCCGTCTGGACGGTCGCCGTCAAAAAATTCAGCTATGCAGATATCGTTGCCCTGGATATCAACGAAAAATCCTAGACTATCCTGGTATTTGCGCTGAACATAGAAACTTTTGCACGGCAATTGCGTCAACGTTTCTGCACTGATGTGCAAATCTGATTTGCCCTGACCACTCAGCAGGCTGGCAAAATCATCATCAAAAACATATATCTGGCGTCCTCCATAATACCAGTTATTAATACATTTCAGCACACACAGGTTGTTCAATCCCTCTTCCGATAGCAGAAACGCATTAGCTTTTTCACAGGCATAGTCAAAACTATACCTGTGAATGAACGTGTCGAACGCATATGCTCTCATGGCGTCAGCTATCTCCGTGTGGGTCGCTGTGTGTCCGATATGCCGTATCAGTTCGATGTTATCAGCCGCCACCATGTCGGGCAATAGCTTTTCTGACTTGTTCTTTTTTGCCATTCACTTCACCCTAACGTTTATTCTGCCGATATTTACATTTGTCGCTTCTATGCCGTGTTTTTTCAGTTCTCGTTCGATTGTAACCGAATTTTTCGGGGTGGTAAGCCTGATCTGTCTGCAAATGTAGTGCTTCTCACACTTTTCGCCATAGTTCTTACCCTTGACAACCTCAAATTCATCTGAAATGTCGTTATCGGTCAATCCTAGTTTCTCAACGAACGTCTTCCAGTCTTCGGGGCTGATAGGGCTCAGGACTTTGACTTCCACGCCGTCACGTGGTGCCATTTTATAAATCCAGTATGCTTTCTTATTGAATTCAGCGGCGCTTCTTGGAATGTTAGCGTTTC